TACGGTGACAAGACCATGCAGACCCGTCCTTCTGCCTTTGACCGTATCAATGTTCGTCGCCTGTTCATCATTCTTGAGAAGGCAATCGCCACCGCAAGCAAGTTCTTCTTGTTTGAACAGAACGATGCGTTCACACGAGCGCAGTTCAAGAACTTGGTGGTTCCGTTCCTCAAGACTGTGCAACAGCGTCGTGGCATCACCGACTTCAAGGTGGTGTGCGATGAAACCAACAACACAGGCGAAGTAATAGACCGCAACGAGTTTGTTGCAGATATTTTCGTCAAGCCCACCCGCAGCATCAACTTCATTCAGTTGAACTTTGTCGCCACCAAGACTGGCGTAAACTTCAGCGAAGTTGGTGGCTGATCGTATAGATAACAGAGAGAAAAGGAGTAAGTCCTAATGCCAGTAGAACCAACAAACAATATTTCGGGGTTCGTACACGCCTTTGCTGGCGGTGGTGCTCGCACAAACCTGTTCGTGGTGAACGGGTCTATTCCAGGATACACAGACAACCGAGCCATTTCTTTCCTAGTGAAAGCGGCTCAGATTCCTGCTTCGTCTCTTGGAACCATTGAAGTTCCGTATCGCGGTCGCCGTATCAAACTACCCGGTGATCGTTCGTTTGCTGATTGGTCACTCACAGTTATTTCTGACACCAACCTTGCTCTCCGTTCAGCCTTTGAGGCTTGGAGTGCAATCTTCAATCAGCACACTGCCAACACCGCTCCCCGTAACTTCATGGAGTTCATGCCTACTTGGTCGGTAACTCAACTCCATCGTGACGGTGAAGCAGTCCGTACCTACAATTTTATTGGTTGCTTCCCCAGCGATGTCGGTACTATTGATCTGTCTTACGAGAACAACGATCAGATTGCTGAATTCCCCGTAACCCTAAACTACTCATGGTGGGAGGCTGCTCCGGGAGCATCAGTACCCGCTACAGGTGGCAGCGGTCTAGGAGCCGTACTACAAGGTCTTGGTATCAACTTTGGTCAGGGTTTCTAAACCCTTTTGAAAAGGTAATTATATTATGGCAATCAATCTGTTTGGTTTTAGCATCGGAAAAAAGGACGGTAAGGAAGGGGCTTCTGCGGAGGATATCCTCAAGAAGCCCGTTTCTTTTGTCCCTCCCGATTACGACGACGGTGCAACCCCTGTTGAAGTGGGCGGATACTTTGGAGCGTATGTTGACTTTGACGGTTCAGTAAAGTCAGATATTGAACTCATCTACAAGTACCGGGAGATGGCACTCCATCCTGAAGTGGAGTCCGCTATTGCAGATATTTGCAACGAGAGTATTGTGTACAACGACACACTGGATGCAGTCAAGATTGATGTGTCTTCTGTCAAGCAGTCCAAAGCCATCAAGGACAAGATTGAAGACGAGTTCCACGAGGTACTGAATCTGCTGGACTTTACTCGTCGCGGTTACGAAGTGTTTCGCAAGTGGTATGTGGAAAGCCGTCTGTATTACCACATCATTATTGACGAGAAGAACCGCAAGAAGGGTATTCTTGAACTGCGTCCAATTGATCCTGTGAAAATTCGCAAGGTTCGCAGAATAAAGAAGAAGCCACTCAACGCAACCACAAGCGGCAGTAACATGGGTAATGTGCCCATGAGCGTTTCACTGGTATCAGAAATTGAAGAGTTCTATATCTACGCCGAACAGGATCAGGCTTCCACTAGCATGACCTTGGATGGACTCAAGATTAATCCTGACGCTATTTGCTTTATCCACAGCGGTTTGTTTGATTCACGCCGCAAGAAGATTCTGGGTTATCTGCACAAGGCAATCAAGGCACTTAATCAGTTGCGTATGATTGAAGACGCAGTGGTAATCTATCGTCTTGCTCGCGCACCTGAACGCCGTATTTTCTATGTGGATGTGGGTAATCTACCCAAGCAAAAGGCTGAAGAGTATGTGCGTGGGCTTATGCAGAGGTATCGTAACAAACTCATGTACGATCCCAATACGGGAGAGATGACTGACAGCCGCAAGCACATGTCCATGCTGGAAGACTTCTGGATGCCCCGTCGTGAAGGCGGCAAGGGCACAGAAGTCAGCACTCTACAGGGCGGTCAGAATCTTGGCGAAATGGAAGATGTCAAGTACTTCCAGAAGAAACTGTTCCAGTCGCTTAATGTGCCCACCTCTCGTCTAGAGGAAAACACAGGCTTTAATATTGGTCGTGCGTCTGAAATTAGCCGTGACGAAGTAAAGTTCTTCAAATTTGTGGAACGACTTCGCATGAAGTTCTCTGAAGTATTCCTGAACCTGCTGCGCGTACAACTGGTTCTTAAGGGAGTTATTCGTGAAGACGAGTGGGCAGACATTGAACCCAAGATTGCGTTCAAGTTCAACATGGACTCCCACTTCAGCGAACTCAAGGAAAGCGAAGTGCTCAAGGATCGTCTACAGAGCGCACGAGATGCGGAAGACTTTGTGGGCAAGTACTACTCCCGCGATTTTGTGCGTCGGCATATTTTAAAGCAGACTGCGGAAGACATTGAGGAGATTGACAACGCTATCAAGAGTGAAATGGCAGAGGGCAAGATTCTACCCCCCGAAGGGCAGATGACACCCGCTGGAGCCGAAGGCGCACCTCCGGAGGCTGCTATGGGTGGGGACACAACCCAAGCCCCTGCTGCTCCCAATGTAACAATTGGTGAAATAGTCGGGGGAGACGATGAAGAAGACGAGTTTGGCAACCCCAAGGAATGATGCCTTAAACTCTACTATTTTACGAGAAATATAGCGGATACTAAATAAATAAGGTCTGACAAGGAGAACCAATGGACAACAACAAAAAGATTGCAAAAGCCCTGCTGGAAAAGAACTACGCCGATGCCAAGGAGCATGTATTCAATGCCCTGTACGCCAAGGCTTCCCTCCTGCTAGACGAGCAGCGTGTAGCCGTGGCTGAAGCCGTGTTTAATGAAGACAAGGCGATGGGCATGTACAGCGATGGCGAAGACGGCGAAGACAAGAAAGAAACCAAGAAGAAGAAGACCAAGAGCGAAAAGCCGTCCATGTACGAAGAGGCTGAAGGCAACTAATGAAACTCATCACCGAAACAACCCAGAGTGAAATTCAAGTCTTGACCGAAGAAAAGAACGGTCAGAAGAATTATTTCATTAAGGGTGTATTCATGGAATCGGATACCAAGAACCGTAACGGTCGCGTGTATCCTAATGAGATCATGGAAAAGGAAATTGGACGCTACAACAACGAGTATGTGAAGCAGAACCGTGCAATGGGTGAACTTGGGCATCCCGAAGGCCCAACCGTCAACCTAGAGCGCGTGTCTCACATCATCAAAAATCTGTCCGTGGACGGCAAGCAGATTGTTGGTGAAGCCAAGATCATGGACACCCCCTACGGCAAGATTGTAAAGAATCTGATTGACGAAGGAGCCAAACTAGGCGTTTCTTCTCGTGGCATGGGCAGTCTCAAGGAACAGGATGGAGTCAATGTGGTGCAAGAGGACTTCATGCTTGCAGCAGTGGATGTGGTGGCTGATCCCTCCGCACCTAATGCGTTTGTTAACGGTATCATGGAAGGCAAGGAATGGATTTGGGACAATGGGGTTCTCAAGCCTGTAGTGATTGAAAACTACAAAAAGATCATCAAAAAAACCTCATCTCGTCGCTTGGAAGAGCAAGCAATCCACCTGTTTAAAGACTTTATCTCAAAACTCTGAAGCGTCTACATATTCTAAAGGAGAACTCCAGTCATGGCTAACGAAAACATTGAAGATGTCATCAAGAAGGTAATTCTAGGCGAAGGTTTCCTTGCGGAAAACCCCGAACCCACCGAAGAACCCACCGAAGCCCAAGAGGGTGAGGACGAGGTTTTTGAGGAAGAGGTTGTGGAGGAAGAGTACGAAGGCGAACTAGAAGAAGCCAAGGAAGAAGACGAGTCAGAGGACGAAGAGTCTGAAGACGAAGACGAAGAAGAGGAAGACAAGCCCATGAAGAAGTTCTCTTTCAAGAAGGGCAAGAAGGACATTGAGGAAGGCGCAGAAGTTGATGCCATGAGCATGACCGACCTCAAGGGCAAGAAGTACATTGAGAAGGAAGACGCTTACTCGTCTCCCAAACTGTACAAGACTGCCAACGGCAAGACTGCCAATATCGGCAACGCTGTTGATCTCAACAACAATGGCAAGGAAATCAGCGACGACAAGTACAATCGCGGAACCATCAAGCCCAAGAAGAGCGATGCCAACGGCAAGGTAGAGAAAATCTCCGCAAAGGAGAGTATTGAAACCTTGTTCGCTGGCAAGGAACTAACCGAAGAGTTCAAGACCGAAGCCGCCACTTTGTTTGAGGCTCACCTTGCTGCTCGTACCAACGAGATTGAGGAAGAGATTCAAGCCAAGTACGAGACTCTACTAGAAGAGCACACTCTCGCAGTCACCGAAGAAATGGTTGAGCGTATTGATGAGTACCTCAACTATGTGGTGGAAGAGTGGATGCAGGAGAACCGTCTGGCTGTCAGCAACGGTCTTCGCACCGAGATCACCGAAGGATTCATTGAGCGTCTCAAGGGCGTTTTTGCCGAGTCGTACATTGAAATCCCCGAGGAGAAACTTGATCTGTTTGAGTCCACTGTTGAGGACTACGAGAGCCTCAAGAGCGAACTAGACGGTCAGGTTGCCAAGAACATGGAGATCAACGAAGAGTGCGAGCAACTCCGTTGCGAACTACTGTTCCGCGAAATGGCTGAAGGTCTAACCGACACCGAAACTCAGAAACTACGCGATCTGGCTGAGAGCGTAGAGTTTGAGTCCGTAGAGCAGTTTGCCGAAAAACTGGCTGTTCTCCGCGAGAATATTGAGAGCATCGGTAGCACCGCCACCGAATCTGCCGAAGAAGAGACTCTAGAAGAGTCCTACGAGGAAGGTTCTGAAGACGCTTCTCCGCTCATGGAGGCTTACCTCAAGTCCATGAGCAAGAGCAAGGACTAACTTTCACTTTTTTCAATTCACACTTTCCAGTCAATTTCGACTGTTAAACAACCAAAGGAGACACTAAGATGGAAAAGAATATACTAACCGAACAGGCTCTCCGTAAGTGGAAGCCCGTTCTAGACCACAACGACATGGCTGCGATCAACGATCCGCACCGCCGTGCGGTAACTGCCACCCTCCTAGAGAATCAGGAGCAGGCAATCAAGCAACAGATGCTAGCCGAAGGCCCAGCAAATGCCGTTGGTGGCGGTATGTCCAATATAATCGGTAGCGAAGGCAACATCAGGGGTTACGATCCAATTCTTATCCAATTGGTTCGTCGCGCTATGCCCAACCTGATGGCTTACGACATCTGCGGAGTTCAGGCAATGTCTGCTCCTACTGGTCTAATCTTTGCAATGCGTGCCAAGTATTCTAATACCGCTGGAACTTTTGGCGAAGAAGCACTTTTCAACGAGCCTGATCCTGCATTCTCTGGTTCTACTGCTTCCTATGCTTTTAGCGGAAGCACTCAAGGTGGAGGTAGCACTGGTGGTACTGGTGGTCTTGGTGGAACCTTTGGATTTGTTGATCCATTCCTAGGTGTTCTCGGACTGGGTAGCCCAGGATCAAATGTTGGTTTGACACAGGGTATCGGCATGAAGACCTCGGTTGGCGAAAATGCAACTCCCAACGAAATGGGATTCAGCATTGAGCGTGTTGCAGTACAGGCTAACACCCGTGCTCTCGCTGCTTCTTACAGCGTAGAACTCGCTCAAGACCTAAAGGCTGTTCACGGTCTAGATGCAGAAACCGAACTTGCTAACATTTTCAGCACAGAAATTCTGTCTGAAATTAACCGCGAAGTGGTTCGTACCCTATATCGTACTGCTAAACTTGGTGCACAACAATCGGATCTGTACTATAACACCGTTATTGGTGGTCTAACCGCTACCGGTACTAGTGCAGTAGGTGGCGTGTACGATCTCATTCAAGACTCTGATGGTCGTTGGAGCGCGGAAAAGTTCCGTGGTCTAATGTTCCAGATTGAGCG